ATTTTCATAACGGTACGGTCATTAACAGGCATTCCCATTGCGCAAAATAGGGTACAGATCATTAAAGTATTGTACATTGAGTCAAGAAATTGAGTGATATACAATCCGGAAGGTATGCCGGAATGAAGTCTGCGATAGAGCCAACCGTCGGGGAGCACAACTGGTGTGCGTTCGAAGGCGAGGCAGGACCATTCCCATAAACGTTGTAAGCGGGCACATCTTTCGTTAGTCCATGTGGACTTTGTGTCTGGATAAGACAGGGTCGAGATGTATCCTTCGTTAAAGTTGAGAAAGGTACGCATAACAGAAAAGAGATCTTTACAAACTGAGAAGCGGGCATATTTATCGAATCGTTTCCAATCGATCATTAAGAACGAGCGGGACATATACGATGTGAATAGTTCCATGTTGAGACGGAACCAGCCGCCATTAAAAGTTTCATAGCCCCAGAGGAGCGGTGAAATTCCAGTGTTTTCTTTGTAATAGTTGAATAAAGGCCAAAAGAACATGACTTGGATAAAAATCCAGAGTTTAGGTACTCCAAAAATTGAGCGTACTTTTATTGGATCTAGTGCTTTGATTAAAGCAGTTTTCACGTGTAAGGTCATCCAGAAAAACAATGTGTCAGAGTTGACAAGATTATCTTTGATTTGATGAATCCATAGATGAAGTAGTTCCTTAAAGTAGTCGTAATCAAGGATGTCGCCGGTAGAGACGCGATCTTTGATAACATCGGGGTTGAAGTATTCAGCATTGCGCTGAGGTGGTTCTTGTAATATGTCTTTAAATTTAGGGTTGTCATTAAACGGTGGTTCGGCGTTTGTCTTTCGTTTGAAAGGGTAGTGATGATAAACATCATAAAAGTGTACTGGTTTTACAGGCTTAGGAGGCGCGAAAAGAATTCGGGTATCTTCTAATGCATTGAAGTAATGTACATCTTTTGGTACGGAGAACGGAGGGATGTCGCCATTGAAAAAGTCAGCGTGGATAGCTTCGGGATCATTAGCAACTCGTTTGTAGCCATTTACGATTGTGTCGTATTCTGCTGGGAAGCAGTATTTGGCGAGAGCAACCTGAACAGCTTGTTGGTGTTTTATTGTTGCAAAAGGATTGATTTGCGGAGGTTGTTTTCCGAATCGGGTCTTCTGTAGAGCAATGAAATTGAGTCCGGTTTGGACTTTTGCTGTAAGTTGAGAAAACAAATATGTAAGGGTTTCCATGTTAGGGAAGTAGTAGGGGGGA